CTATCTCGTACATTAAAGTACGTATTAAACCGATATGTTCCTTTGGGGAAGTTCACAACCCCGCCGAACCCTCCAGACTTGGCGCCCTCGACATAGTTGAGGAGAGGCTGAATCATTGCGTCGTTTGCGCCGTTGACGGTTGCATTGTTCTTCGCGCCCCACTGCAAAACGTTGAACTCGCGACCGTGTTCCGGAACAAGAACCCAGCAACCAAGGGCTGATGGTTCGGTTTCTCCGGTCTTTGCGATGTACGCTGCGAACGTAGATTCCAGCCCATCCCAGGGCACGGTCGGGCTGATGACGTTTCCCGCGTTGTGCTCTGACCGCGGGCGCGCCGGGTCCCATACGTACGTTCCCCCGCCGACCGGACCATCGGCATAGACAGACCATCCCCCCCAGTATGCTGCGGTCTGAACCATGTCACCGGCATATCGACCGATGAGGCCGATCAGGCCTGTCAGGTCGCTGAGGTGCCGGGATGCCCGCGCAACCAGAGCTGCGCCAGCTGTCGGGTCCAGCGGGTCAGCCAGTTGCTGACGCAGCGAGCGGTCGACCTGGGCAACCAGCAGGGTCTGGTCGGTGGCCCAGTTCCCGGTCAGCTCAACGGGGAACGATGCCGGGCGCTTGACGCTGTAGAGATTCCCGTCACGCTGGATCAGTTGGGTCGGACGATCTACGGTCAGCGGGGAGCCGTCGACGTACTCCAGCACGCCTGGCTCGAATCCCTGCGCGGCGAGCCAATCGGCAATCCACTGCACAATGCCCCGCCAAGACTTCTCTTCACCTCCAATTCGATTCGTCCAGGTCAGGGCCTGGCCATTCATCGCAAGGTCAAGGTTCGCAGTGTTGTCAGACAGATCACGGAAGTCGGAAGACCCATTCGGCTCGACCGGGTTCATGGTGTTGTAACGGACGGGCATGGCTGCTCCTAGAAAGCAAAAACCCCGCACAGGGCAGGGTTCTTCATGGGGGTGATGTGTTGGCGGTCAGACCGCCTCAGGCGGCGCGGTGGCGTTGTCGTTGACGTAGAGCCTCTCGTCGTAGTTCACGCCGCGGACGGAGCAGCTCTCGAGGCCCTTCGGGTCCACACCGGTTATCAGCACTGGATGGATGCGACCGAACAGGAGATGCGGCGGCTCGCGCGTCCAGGACAGGTCAGGGACGAAACCGAGTGACGGTACCAGCATCCGGCGGTCGTCGATTCGCGATGCACTCCAAGGGCCGTCTACTCGACCATCCGGCTTGCGAAGCGCAACCCTGGCCGTTTCCATACCAGCCCAGTCCAGAGGCTCGCTGCTCTCCAATACAAAGCCAGTGTCACGAGGGGCGATCGACTTCAGGAATGCGCTCTGGCCACTCCCCGGCGTGTCGTCGGACACAGCGGCCAGGCTGAGATAGCCGCTGTTGTTCGCGTCGAGTTCCGTTTCGAACGAGTAGTTCCAACGCCGGTAGCGCTGCTCTGCCGCTCGGCGCATGCCCTTCTGATAGGCCTTATTGACGTCGCTCACCCCGACCGCGCTGACCTTCTCGGGCTTCAACCCCAACTGGCCAGGCAGGCGGCATGGAACGGTCTTTTTCTGGAACGTGCGGCCGTCGATGTGCTCGACGTCGACACCGTCGTTGTCGTCTGGAGTTGGCGTGCTGAAGGTTCTGGACAGCGACCCCTTCATGTTCTGTGCCGAGTAGGCCCAGACCTCGCCATTCGCCGCCGGCGTGGTGTAGAGATGATCGACACCCTCGCGCAGCCCATCGCGAACCGGACGCAGGCGCCCGCGCCCAATGGTCAGTTCAGAGAATCCCGCGGCGAGGATATCTCCCAGCACTTCCTTCACCGTCGACGTCGACTCGTACTGGTGATCGAACGTGTCGCCTCGCTGCGCCCAGATATCGGCCAGTGCATCGATCTCGACCAGGTCGAGGTCTGCATCCTCGTAGCCAACGGACTTTGCGACGTAGCAGAACGGCGCCACCAGATCCCGGACAGGCCGCGGCTCCGTCCACGCGCCGTTCTGGCGCGTCGGGAGTATCCGGGTACCGATCACCGAGACCCGATTCTCGGACTGCGCACCCAAGCGGCCGCCGCCGGCGACCGCCACTGAAATGACGGTCATTCCGGGGTAGGACGACGGGCTCGCCAGCCTTGTCCGTAGGCCGTACCACTGCACGGTGTCCTGAATGGTGGTCTCGGTTGACTTCGCGCCGATCCGACGCATCCTGACCTCAGGGCGCATTGCATACGGCAGGTTGATCCGGCGCGTGAACGCGATCTGATCCAGAGTCGCTCGGCTGATGGTCTCGCGGTAGGAGGTCCATGCGCCGGCCAGGGCCATGTCGCGCCACTGCAGTTCGATCTCGACCTGCCAGTTGAAGAGTCTCCCTTTCTTGTCCACCCCTCCGAGGCCTTGCGGGAACATGTAGTCGAACTCGATCGCGGTGGCTTTCTCAGCCTCCGGGTTCCCTGCGAACGGGCCGGCCCAGTCTCCCTCCAGCGTGGAGCCGTCCAGTTTCAGGACCGCCGAGTTGCTCTCGATGTAGTCGAATCCAGGCCAGGCAGTGTCGTCGGAGCCGGTATCGGTCAACCGGTCCAACGCCAATTGGCTGGAGCTCGCAGCGGTGATCCGGTACCGGAGCCCGCGGTAGCCAATACACGCCCAGCCCGTGCCGTACTGCAACCCAGAAACGGGGGCACCGCTGGTGGTATTGAGCGTCATCGACGCTGGCGTAGACCCTGCCGGCGCGGTGTAGCTGTTGACGACGTAGATGCCTTCGTTCGCCCCGGTGACTTCGATCACCATACCCGGGAACGCGCCGAGCTGGGCGAGTGGGCCGGAGATCGTGTCTCGGCCGCCCACTCCGGTGCCGGCGGTGACGTTGTACTGATACATCACCTCGACACGGACGATCATCCCGGCAGCCCAGCCAGCGGGGAACTGTCCGGCCCCGACGGGAACGGTGACCAGGTCGCCGTCGAACTGGTACGCCTGGGCGTTTGCAGACTGGTCGACCGTGGTGGTAGTCCGGAGGTCGATCCCCGCGGTGCCAGTCGCCGTGGCGCCGACCTCGGCAACCGAGTGCCACCACTCCGCAGCCGGGTCGCCGGCCACGCTCTCACCCGGCCGATAGACGTGGTAGCGGGCGTTATTACCGAGCGAGATGATCGGCGTGTCGCCGATCATGATGTCGCTGGCGTGGATCTCGTAGTCGCCGATCCCGACCGCCAGCAGCATCTGGACCCACTCCGTCCGCTCGCTGGGGAAACGCCGGCACTGCGGGACGATGTAATCGGGGTAGATCTTGTTCCGGCCAAACGCCTCCCGAACGATGTCGCCGTAGCGGACCTGGTTCGCCTTGGTCCGCGCGCTCTCCAACGGGTCGCCCTGGCGCGGGTTCTGGGTGCTCGGCATCTTGATCCGAGGCATGAACAACCGAAACAGCGCCTGGGCGCTCTTGATCGCGGCGATTGTGATCGAGATCGGATCGATGCCCTTCGGCTCTTTCCAGATGTGGACCTCGTCGTCGGGTCCGATCTCGGTCACGCGCCAGCGGCTGAAGTGGACGAGCCGCCCGTTGACCGAGATGCTCACCGGATTCAACTCACCCCGGCGGATGCGACGCCGATTACGGCGATAGCTCGCCACGTTCCCACGCAACCAGGTGTCGATTGGCATCCGCGCGCGGACGGGGTATTGGCGCAGCGGCTCAGGATCCAGCTTGTTCGCGAAGAATTCGATCACGGTAGAAGATCACCCGGGTGAAGTTTTCGAGGAAGTCCTGCAGGCGCACCAGGCGGGCGCCGGACCCTGGATTGATTTCGAGTACTTGCAGCCGCCCTTCCCTGGCCACGACCAGGGCGACGTGGACGCAGACCGCCCCATCCATGCCGGCAGCGATGGCGCCGGCGAACGGTTCGCACTCTTCCAGGGCGGCCTGGACCTGGCGCTGGTAGGCGCGCTGGAAATGGCGCGGGCTGGTATGCCTTACCTCCCCGAAGCTGGAGAGCATGGGCATGCCGTAGAGCTCATGACGCGCCAGCCGGGTGAGCCCCCAGCAATCGACGCGCGGCAGTTCGCGCCCGCCGTCTTCGTAGACGGCGGCGAGATATCGATCGAGCATGGATCAGCCTTCGTACTTGATGCAGGGTGCGTTCTGGGAGTTGAAGTCGACGCGGGGCCAGCGGGTGCCAATCAGGTCGAAGTAGCCGGCCTGAATCTCGGCATGATCGACCTCCAGCACGCCGCTCTTGACGGTCATGTGGTAGTCGCGCTTCGGTTTGGAGAGGTCCGTGCTGAGGTAGAGCCGCATGGTCAGCCGGACCCGCTTCTCTGCATCGACGGCCTGCTGGATCAGGTTCTGGGATTTTCCAGTCACGCCGTCGATGGCAAAGGTGATCGTCTGGTTCCCGGTGTTGTCCGACTTCGGCAACGAGGCATCGATCCCGCCAGCCTCGAAGGTCAGGGTTCGGCCATCCTCGGTACCGGCGGTGACATTGTCGTAGCCGTGCGTCAGTAACACCGGGGCTGGCCAGGCATCACAGGTGATCTCCAGGGTTGGAATCAGCACCTCGTCGGCCGGCGAGGCGAAGGCAACTTCGAGTGGGTCCATCTCATGCCTCCGGCCAGTGACCATCGCGGTTCATCGCGAGGTCCAATATGTTCATGTTGAACCAGTAGTCCGGGAACTCCTCCCAGCCTGGCGGGATAAGCGACTGCTCACGAAGCTCAAGAACGAACGCGAACTCCCACATGCTTGGGGGGACAAGCCGGCATGAATACTTCCCCCGAAACCGACACTCAAACTCCGCAGTTCCCGTGAGGATCTCAGGCATCTTCAAGCGGCAGGTAAACCAGCGGCTCCCCCCGTAGAGTGCTCGCTCGAACCAGGCTCTGAAGAACGCGGCCTGATTCGGCGTCATGAGCACGCTCCCCTGGGGATACTCCGGCACGCTTTCAAAGCGCCGACGCACCCTTTCTCGACCGGATGACATTGGGGTCCGGACAGTCGAGTCGATCTGCTCGATCGAGTAACCTGACAACAGGATCGCCGGCAGTTGCTCTGGGTATTTGATCATCTGCCCACCTTCTGTAGTCCGTACGCGCCCTGAAGGGCCTGGTGAACCTCTCCATCTCCAAGCAGGCTATCCACCCACATATTGATCATCGTTCTACCGTCTCCTCCTCTCGACTGTTGAACCTGTCCAGCTCGAGCAGGATCTTCATGGAGATGGATCTCGATGTTGGGCTGCACCTGAAGCTGTTCTGAGGCGTCACGATTGCTGATCACCTCTCCACGGGTATTCGGCAGCATGTACTGCCGGCCATTCGCAGCCTGGAATACCTCTGGCGCGCCGTTCTCGTTGATGCGGTACATGCCACCACCCCCTACGGGACCGCCGTACTGGCGACCTCCAGCGAACATCCCAAGCATTGCCGGGATGGCGGCCGCCATTGCGGTAAGGCCAGCCGTTGCCGCCCCGCCGAATGACGCAACCGAAGCGGCAGCAGCGGCTGGCGCGTAGGCAGAAGCCATAGCGGCGCCGGTCGCTGCGGCTGTCGTCGCCGCAGCCGCCTGCTGGGCCTGCCCCATGACGAAGTTCTTCGCCTGCTCGATGCCGACCTTGACGAGGGCACCCACCACCTGGTTCAGCATGGCGCCGGCCAGTTGCCGCATGGCGTCAGCACCGTTGTTCGCCCCGGTTATCAGCCCTGTCAGAGCGTTCGTGCCGGCCTGCTGCACCTGATCCAGCGTTGCCATGATCATCTCGTTGCCGGCAGCCTGGCGGCGGAATCGCTCCTCCTCCAGTTGCTTCATCGTGGCATCGTGCTGTTGCTCTGCCTGCGCCTTGAGTTCCAGGTAGCGCTGGTCCTCGAGCAACTTGGCCTCGTTCAGCTTTTTCAGATTCTCCAGTTCGGTCTGGTAGCGCTGGTCTTCGCCGGCGATCGGGTCCATCTGCCCCAGCAACTGCTTGTTGGCTTCGACCTGTTGCGCTTCGTACAGTGCCGCGGCGAGCGCGCGGACCTGGGCGACCTGCTCCGGCGTGGCGTACTCGTTGAGTTGCAGCTCTGCCTGGGTCTGCATCAGGTCCTTGCCCTTCAGGCCGACAAGAGCGAGTTGCTGGCCAAGGCTGGCAATGGTGTCGATGTTTTCCTTCTGCGCCTGGGCGAGTTCCTGAGCGGCTTTCTTGGCTGCCTTCTGCGCCTCGGTGAGCTTCTTCGTGCCTGTCGTGGCAGCGGCCTCGGCGTTGACAGTGCCTGTCTTCCCGCCCGATTTCCCCTGGGTAGATGGTGGCGCCACATTCGGCACGACTACCGGAGGCTTCTTCTCCTGGTCCTTGTAGAACTGGTCGATCAGCGCTTGTGTCGCGGCGATATTCGCCTTGATTTCGTCCTCACTGAACAGCGCGATCGCCTGCCCTTTCCCACCGATGCGCAGGCGCTTCAGCGGGTTGGCCAGCATCTCCTGGTACGTGTTGAGCTGGTCCTCCAGGCGGACAATATCGTCAGACGCCGCGCCGTGTAGCGCCGCGGCAATTCCCTCGGCCGCCCATTTGACGATCCGAACGGTTTCTTTCGCGCCGGCGATGATCTGGTTGAGGGCGCCTACCACCCCGGCCGCCAACTCCTGGGCGGCACGAATGGTCTCGGGGTCCTGCAAGGCATCCGCGAGTTCGGCGATGTTGCTGGTCAGAATCTGGCTGGCGCCGCTCGACTCGTTCACCTTGCCGATGAACACCGTCATGCTGTTGCGAAGCTTGGTAAACGAGTCTGCGACCGATGTTTCCATCTCATCGGCCAGTGCCTTGTTCTCGTCCCGGGTGCGGCGCAACCCTTCGTTCAACGCCTCGACAGACAGCTTCCCGCTGGCGCCCAATTGCCGGATTTCAGCCTGGGTCCGGCCGGTAGCCTCGGCGATGCCTTCGACGATCGACGGAGTCGCGGCCATGATCGAGGCCCAGCCATCGGCTTCGACCTTGTTCTTCATCAACGCCTTGGACCACGCATCCATGGCGGTGGTGGCCTGGTCGGCGCGCGCGGCGTCGCGAACCAGCGCGTAGGAGAACGAGTCGGTGATGTCCAGGACGTCGGACGTGGTGTAACCGAGATCCCTGAGCGTGTCAGCCGTAGCCAGGTAGACCTCTTGAGCCTCGCTCAGCGCCCGGAATGTGCCGTTGGCGGTCTGCAACAGCCGCTCCTGCACCATGGCGTACTCTTCGGCGCTACTGGTAGCGTTCCGAATGCGCGAGGCCATCTGGCCGTACTGGTCGGAAAGTTCGATGACCGACTGGAGCGTCCGGAGCGAAAGGTAAGCAGCAACGACCCGGGTCAGCCCGCTGTATGCCGAGGTCTGGGCGCCGATCTGCTGGTTGGCCTGCCGCACAGCTCCCGCCACCCTGGTCATGCGGGTCTGCAACTTCCCAGCAGTCGCATCGGTCCGCTGCATGGAACCCTGCATGCTGTCCAGCGAGCGATCGGCGGCGTTCGCACCGTTGACGAGGCTGGAGGTATCCGCCTCGACGGTGTAGTAGATGCTGCCGACATTCTCAGCCATCAGGGTGCTCCTTTCGCCCGCGCCTTGCGCTTGGCCTCGATCTTGTCGAACCACTCCATCGTCGCGTCATGCTCTGCCGCGGTCGGGGCTCTGGCGCCCGGAGCGTTCGATTCGGTTGGGGGGTATTTCGCGCGCAGAGCGCCGATCAGGCCGGTCATGGTCATGGACCAGGCTTCGCGCTCGCTCAGCCCCAAATGCGCTATCGCAGTCGCGACGTACTCCCGCGCCACGAATTCCGCCGAGTAGTTCGGCTCTTCGTCATGGCGCCGGGGAAGCGGCGGAAGCGCCCCGGTGACGCCGTGCTTCAGCAGGCAGCGCGCGAGAGGCACAAGGTGCTCGACGTCCGCAGTTCCTGGCCGGTAGACCAGGTCCTGATCGTAGTAGCCAAACACGTCGGACAGGTCCTGCTCACTACAGGCCATCACCACGGCCAGGGCGTCCGCGAACTGGTCCGCCTGATGCTTCTCGGTGATCGGGTCGCTCATGACGCGCGCGAAGACGTCGACAATCTCGGCCGGCGTACCGAGCTGGGTCATGGCGTACAGCGACGGCCGCAGGAGAAAGAACTCCCCCGAGGCCGTGTGTACGCCTATCTCACCGATCTCGGTGAGGATCACGGTGCAGTAACGGTTACCGGAACGGTCACGCTCACCGACGGCCGCGCCGCACTGGTGATTTTCACCGTGGTGGTACCGACATCAACACCGGTCACCAGGCCGGTCGAGCTCACGGTGGCAATCGCCGGCGCCGCGCTTTCGTAGACCAGGCCGGGAGCCGCACCAGTCGGGGATACAGCGGCGGTCAGTTGCTGGGTGGCGCCTTCGGCGATCGAGACGGAGGTCGGCGAGACGGTAATGCCCTGCACCAGCGGGACGACCGTGACAGTTGCGGTATCGGTGACGCCCGGGGCGACGCTGGAAGCAGCGGTGATCGTGGCGGTGCCGGCCGACAGCGCGCTCACCTCGCCGGTAACCGCGTTCACCGCGGCCACGGTCGGCGCACTGGAAGTCCAGCGCAGGCCTTGCGGAGCGCCAACAGGCAGCACGACGCCCTCGAAGTTGAAGCCTTCGCCAACGGTAAGCGAGAGGGTCTCCGGCACGACCTGAATGCTGGTCGGGTCCGGCGCATCCGCGTCGGGGGTATCCTCGACGATCAGGCCGAAGTCGGAAGCAGTCGCCGAAGCCTCGAAGCTGTAGGTGGTGACATCGTCGTACGGCGCGGAGCGACTGAGGTTGCTGATGAGCATGAATACGGTGAAAGTCAGGTCCGGGAAGGTCATGCGCATCCAGGCAAAAGGCTGTCCGCCCGTCGCGTCAGGTTTGAAGACATGCTTCGTCAGGTCAATCAGGTTCTGCGCGCCGGCACCGGAGGCCTTCACGGTACCGTCACCGGAAATGGTCAGCGTCTGGAAACTGGCCAGGTTCTCCCGCAGTGCGCCAACCGAGTCGGAATCAGTCGCGTCGATGGTGTCCCACTCGACGGTGAATTCCTTCGTGCGGAGCGACCCGAAACGGCGCCAGTCATTCTCCGCCGGCAGCGCATCGCCGCACCCGATGTAATACTCGAGCACGACGTCGCGGCCCGGAAATTTGAGCTTCTTGCAAGCCATGTCTGGCCTCCTGATTAATAGAGAACTTCAAGGTCCAGGCTGTACCAGGCCCGGTTTTCGGTGGTGTATCCAGGCCCTATCGGCTCGCCGATTGCCCGAACAGATGCGGCGCCACAGGGGACGCTGTCACCAAGCGCTACCTGCGCCAGGGTCTCGATTGAGTTGCCGACGTCGACAACGTGTTTCCGAACGCCCTTCGGGCCGAGGAGGATCACCTTGAACCGCAGGCGACGAATGTCGACCTGGGTCGGGGGGCCGCCGGTTTGCTGGATCGCTGCGATGAATGCCGAGTCGAGCGAGGGGTGGTCGACCCACATCCCGCGGCTGTACTGGTAGCCCTCGCCTAGGATCGAAGCCAGCCAATCCTGGAAGGCGTCGTAGGGGGTCATACGCGGTAGGTCCTGCGGAGGATGGCCGGGATTGCTGGAATGATCTGGTCAAAGCCCTTCGTGAGAAATTCAGGCTCCGCGTTCGGGTCCCAGTAGTCCCCCCGGCCAGGGTCGTTCTCGTCCCGCGGCTGGCCGGCGAGAGTGCCTGGCGCTTCGTGGACTGCTGCCGCGTAGGCAGCGGTGTAACCGACGCTGCCCTCGACCCCGTTGGGGCCAACAGTGATCTGGGGGGCGTTTGGCTGTTGACCAGAGTCGATGTGTCGGTCGGTGTTATGGTCTGCGCCATTGTCGCGCCCTGGCTCAGCACCTCATAAACAGCGCGTTCGGAAACGCCGCCGGCAATGTTTTCGACAGCCACACGAAGATTCCGCCGGACGCGGTCGATACCTTGGATTGCCATGTCAGGTCACCAGTAGAAAGTCCGGCTGCTCGCCGAAGAAGGACATGTCCCAGTTCGTCACCGAGCGAATCTCTTCCCAGCCGTTGGAGCCGTCGAACTGGATCAGGTCCAAGTACTTCGGCCGGCGGTCCTCGGTGAATATCTGGTGCCGCGATACGAACTCGGCACCTCGCGCCCCAGACTGACCACCCTCTTCCCGCATCTGCTCGCTCTTGGCGGTCCATGTGCAGGCGATCTCGTACTCGGGGCCGTAAACGGCCTCCTGCGTCGAAAGGTCGAAGTGCAGGAATGGCCGAACCGTCGCCGTGTTGGTGTAACTCCAATTCGCTGTCGTACTCATGAGTCACCACACATGCAGCCACCGCGCGCGATCCAAAGACCGCCGTGTGCGGTCTGGGTTGGGTTCGGGGGAATCAGCCCCGTCGCACATCCGTACTTGTCCAGGGCGTTCAGCAGGGCCAACTGCGCCTTCCAGCGATCAGCAAAGGCCTGGTAGCGAAACGATCGAGAAGCACCGGATGGGGCCGTCTGGCTGCTGATGTACTTGTCGGCCTGGGCCAGGGCAAACAGCGCCAGCAGGTAGGCCTGAATCAGCAGCGCGGTCGATGCCGGGTAATTGGCATCCAGGCAGTCCTGGATCTGCTGCAATTGCTCGATCCACGCATCGAGGATGAAATCGGGCACGTTGTCGATGCCCTGGCTCTGCAGGTACTGCCGGGCCTGTTCAACTGTGATCATGTCCGATTCCTGGAAGAAGAAGGCCCCATTTCTGGGGCCAGAAACGACGAAGCCGCCCGCAGGCGGCCTCTCGTCACGCACCGGTCACTCGGTTTTCGGCGGTCGCCCTCGGCGTTTCTGCTCGACATCCGAACTTGCAGCCGGCGTAGCTGCTTCGAGGACAGAATCACCGCCGAGGGGGCGCACGTTGGGTTTCAGCGACGGGTGAAGGTGCTCCAGTTCCACCACGTCGCCCACGCTTACGCCATGCCAGGCGCGGGTCACTTCGTAGCGCACGTCGCCCCCTTACGCCAGGTTGGCGCCGTAGATCACGCCGGACAGACCTTCGTCGTCTTTCTTCACCTGGATGCCCATGGCGCTCATGATCTGGAAGTTGTAGTTGACCTGCGGCAGCGGGCGCGGCAGCGGGATAACACCGGTAGCCATGCCGACTAGCGGGGACACCACGTCACGACGTCGCTGATAACCCAGGAACTCGTTGCCCGACAGGGCGAAGGTCTGGCGAACCTCGCGCGCCGGGATGAAGCGCATGACCGCATCGAGCACGGTGCCGGCCACTACCGCATTTGCACCGCCGCCCATGGTGATCATGTACGGCTGAGCGAGGTTGGCGTTGATTTCCGGGGAAACCCAGAGCACGTCGTAGGCGTCGACCTTGTTCGTGCGCGCGGCTTGGCCGAATGCGCCTTTGGTGAAGAAGTCGATGATCTGCTGCGGCGTGGCAGTGGTCAGGTCGATGTTCGCGCCGCCGGCGCCGGAGCCCAGGTTGACCTTGATGGTGTTGCGATGATTGCGCAGACCCTGAGCTGGGTAGTTCTCGACCTGAATGTTGGTGGCGCCGTCCAGGGTGTAGGCAACGATCCGCTTGTTGAACTTGCGGAGCTTCGCGGCCTGGGAATCCAGGACCAGGTCGATGCCGACGGTGCTCATGCCAGCGGCATGGCGCCAGTTGACACCGTAGCCGGCGGTGAATACCGGGATCGGGTCGCCGTCGGAGTTGTACTCGGTGTGATCGAAGGAGTACGGGGCCTGGCCGTCGATGCTCACCGACACGTCATCGGCGATGTCGCCGACCACGTTGTAGAGTTTGGCACTCTTGCCAATCGGCAGAACGGTCTGCACCTGCAGGAGGTCGTTGACGATCTCCATGCCGGTCTCCTGGTTGCGGTACTGGATGATCTGGGCGTCGATCTCTGCCCAGAACTCACGACCCAGGCCGGCCAGCGCATTGCAGGCCAGCATTCCCGGGGTCATGGCGCCGCGGTGCTCGGCGAGCATAGCGGCGTTCTGGTTGTTCCAGATGTTGCGGTTGGCCTGCAACTCCTGGAAGTGGCCCATCAGGCGGGGATGGGCGGCGATTGCTTGCTGGGTGAGGAACATGTGTCCGTACTCCTATTAGGGCGCCGGGGCGGCGACACTGCCGACACGGAAGCGGATGCGGATGAAGTCGGTTTGGCCGGAGGCGATGACTGCATCGTCCTGGCTGTAACCGAGGACCGTGTCGGTATCGCTCGACGCGATGGCACCCTGGCCGCTGGTGCCGAGCTTGATCGGCGTGTCCTTCTTGTAGGTGCCGGCCGGGCACAGCACGGCGAGCTCGCGACCCTCTTCGACGTAGTTGCCAACGGCCGAATGGCCGACGGGAACCGCATCGCGGATGCTGAGGCCTTCGTGGTGAGCGCAGTCGATGACGTAGAGGCGGCCAACGCTGGCGCTTGCCTGGGCAAACAGGTCGCTGCCATTGATCACGGCGAACGTGCCGGGCAGGAGATCCGCGGCGGTCTTGCGGGTTTCGGTCTTGAACAGCGACTTGCCGTCGATGTTCACGCGACGATAGCGAGACATGGCTTACTCCTTCGGCAGGTTGTTGATATCGGCGGTGAGACCGCCTTTGTCGGTGGCGGCATTGGCGCCCAGCGGGGCGGACTCGCCGCACTGCTTGAACATTTCCTTGAGCGCGTCGCCGGCCAGGCTGTTGGCGATGACCTCGCCGAACTTGGCCTTGACCGCTTCACGCATGCTGTCTTCCTCGGCGCGCTGGTTGGCGGTCAGCGTGTCGGCCAGGGCCTTGTGGTTGGCGACCAGGCCGTCGACCTTGTCGGCCAGGGGCTTGATGATGGTGTCCGCCAGTTCCTTGATGGCGTTGGAGGTGTTGGTGCCGATTTCATTCACGATTTCGGCCTTTTCTTCGGGGGTCAGGGGCATGTCGCCCTCCTTCTCAGGTTGATCAGGCCGAGCCTGACGATGGGTGAAAATGTTCTTGATGCTGTTGGCCACCATGGCGACCCAGGACTCTTGCCGGACAACGGGCTGGCCGGACTCGTCGAAGACGATCTTCCCTGCCTCGACCTTGTAGCCGTACACCTCGGTCACACCGCCGTTGAGGCTGATCACGGCCTGGGAATCGGTGAAGTCGGCAACCCATGCGTACTGGTCGGGGCCGGAGGCGAATCGCTCCTTTGCGGCTCGGTCCAGGCGCTGCTCACGCTCCCGGTAGGACTCGCCAACCAGGGCGCCGGAGTTCGGCTGAAGCGGCACAGCCTGGTCCGCGTTCACCATGAGGCCGACGCCCTGCTCAGGAGTAGCCGCCCCTACTTCGTGCAGCAGGATCGCGTCGTGGTCCATGCTCTGGATGTCGGCGACCCACTCCGCGCCCTGGGCACGCTGACTTTCGTTCGGCTCGATGCGGTTGAGGAATGCGGCAACGCTGGTATGGATCGGGGGAACGTCCTCCCCCCTCTCCAGCGCCTCGACGCGCTGCAACAGTTCACGACCGCCTTCCGTGGACTTGGCGAACTCGACGTCGACCCACTTCTCCATGTAGACCCGGTTGCCGGACTTCTTCACGTTACGGTTCCAGGCGCCGATATGGCCGACGTTGATCCCCTCAGGCGAGAACGCAGACACGAACTTCCCGTCGACCATCGGGTGCCCGAGCGGCGCCAGCGTTCCCTCCAGGCCTGGGTAGTGCTTGTCGATCTGCTCGGCGGTGTAGAGACCACCGTTCATGATTACGCCGGCCGGCAGGGTGTAGCTCGGCAGAACCAGATGTTCGCGCCCGTTGTAGGTCTCACGTCGAATACTGGCGCTGTTGACCTGGGTGGTGATGTTGACCTGCATGGGCATGGCTCAATCCTCTTTCGCCCAGGGCCCGCGCCCTTTGGCTTTCATGACTTGGTAGTTGCGGCGCGCGCGCTCGACGATGGCCGGGACAAGCGGGTTCCCTTCGTCATCGACCAGGACCTCGACCTGGCTGCACTTGCAGTTGATCGAGTTTCCGTCTCGGCTGTACCAGTCCCTCACCTCATCCGAGGTGTAGAGCCTGGCGTGCCTGGCCGCGTGGGTGGCCCTAGTGCTGGGGGACAGGGCCGACATGTGCATCAGCTTTGACTGGACGCCGTAATCGGCCTCGGCAGCGTCTTTCTCGTCCCAGCGAGCCCTTCGGAGTGCGGTAGTGACCTCAGTGCGGGCGATGCGATGGCCTCGACGCGCCTCGATGCCGGTCTGGGCGGTCAGATCCCGTGCAATCTCCCGGGGATTCTTCCCGCGCCCCATGCCTTCGGCGAGGATGCGCGCCATGTCGGCCTTGACCTGGCCCGACAGCCCCTTCATTTCCTCGAACTCCCGAGCGCGAAGCAGCGCCATGCGCGCGCGGTAGGCGTCGGATCGGAGGAGCACATCCAGCGACTCCCGGCCAGCGCGATACGCCGGCGACTGCTGCGCCAGGTTGGCATGGGTCTGCGCAGTCCCGCGGATGTAGGCAACCCCGACGTAGGACTCGAAGAACCAGAGGTCACGCTCCCCGCCCTCTTGCAGGATCTCGTCGACCATCAGGTTGGTGTCGGCGAAGATCGCGGAGAGAAGGGCTTGGTCGAGACGGTAGGTGTACTGCTCGTTCACCACCGGTTGGGCCGGGATTCGATCCAGGGCGGCCACGTAGCCATCCCTGATCTTCCGCATGCGCCTGTCGAACTCGCGCATTGCGCCTCTTTCCAGGCGATCTACTCCGGTCGGGTCACTGCTGCTCGCCGGTAGGATCGGTGCGCGCGGCATCTTCATCCTCCGGTTCGGTGTCAGGCAGCGGATCGCCCCCCTTGAGCGGGTCGTATCCAGCTTCTTCGCGTATTTCCTCCGCCGTGAACACGGGCTCGCCAGTGCCGATCGCGGCGCTGTTGATCTCGCTCATGGTCTTGGAGTTGGCCAAGCGCTCGGCCTTGGTCGGCACGGTGAGGTCATCCCAGATCGCGGTGAACTCGGCTTTCAGCGGAACCACGCCGATGCGCATCAGGTGCGCGAACAGGTCGTTGATCTCGAACGTCAGTTCTTGCACCCGGCGCGCCTGGCATCTGGCGTTGTGGTACTTCTGGTCCTCACTGCTCGCCCGCTCGCCGGTCTGCATGCCCACCAGAATCTTGGTCGGGATGTCGACGCCGGCGGCGGCGGTTTGCAGGTTGACGTTGTACGTAGGCCCAGGGTCCGAAACGGCGGACACCATCTGCGTGACGGTCGCACCCTGGGTTGGAAGCAGGACATCGTTGCCGCGGTTTAGCTGACGCGCCGCCTCGTTGAAGCGTTCGTTGAGCGCATCGAGCGTCACGCCGTAGGTGCTGGCGATCTCGCCGAGGTTAATCTCCTTGTCGAAGTTCAGCAGGAGCTTGGCGTGCAGCGTTCTTCAGGAACGATTCGCCACTGCCTCCCTCGACCTTCTCCAGGCTGATGAAGGAGTTGTAGGCAGGCTCCAGGAAGCCGATTGCATCGCCGGTCCAGTCGCCGAGGATAAACACCCGATCCGGATGGATATCCCGCACCAGGCCAGGGCGGCCGGCTTGGGAAGCCTCGGTGTATTCCCACATGGTGGGCTGCCCGTAGGTCTCGCTATCCGGCTTTTCGTCGAACGACTTCGGCTTAAGGCACCCAGCCCAGGCCGGGG